GGAATGCCAGCAGACCATATTGTAGCGGCTGAAAAGTCAAACCTATTCTTTGGTACAGCTTTACTAGAAGATATGGGACAGACAAGTGCCAAGGTTTTAGACATGGCAGACCTAGACGGCTCGGACAATGTCCGCATCGTACTTAGATACCAGGCTGGCGTCCAATATGGGGTTTCTGCCGACTTGACGTTGTATACTTTAGCATAGTCTAAAAAAATAAATAATATAAAAGGGTAGGTAAGCCAAGTGCCGACCTACCTTTTTTTTTAACTTTTAAAAAATTAAATAATATGAGCTGTAATTCATTAAGTATCGGACGTAAATTGCCTTGTACTAGCTCTGTCGGTGGCATAAAAGCCTTTTACGTTGCTGACTATGGTACACTAGGCGACCTTACAGTAAGTCCAACAACAGGCGAATTGACTGCCATTTCTGGCACGCCAGACCTCTTTAAATATGAGGTAGAGGGCAGCAACGGTTTAGACCAAGCTATTACGGCGTCGGCTGAAAACGGCAGCGTTTTCTATGAGCAAACTTTGACGGTAACGTTGAAAAAACTAGATATGGCGACGCAACACGAGCTGGCAGACTTGCTAAAAGCTAGAACGCATATTTTCGTAGAAGACTATAACGGAAATTATTTTCTTATGGGCGCAACCAACGGCGTACATAGTAGCGGCGGTTCCATAAGTACTGGGCAAGCCTACGGCGACCTCAGCGGCTTTAGTGCTTTAACTTTTGCTGCGCAAGAGACGCTACCAGCGTATTTTACAGCATCGACTGTAGTTACGTCAAACGTCAATGCATCACAAATTGAGCCAGCATAATAGGGGTTTGAAATAGGTATATGCTTTTGGCTTAGAAGAGGGCGCAGAAATGCGCTCTTTTTTTGTGCAAAAAACGGAATTACAACGTTATATATACATAATGAAAGTATTAAAACCTACGACAGACGAGCAAACGTTTTACTTTATACCAAAGTATTACACAATTTTGGACAAACTGTTTTTACGCGACGATCAAACTAACGAGGTAAAAGAGTACACGCCTACAATGGTACAGGAAAACGACTTCATTAAAGTAACAGGCGTTTTTGAATTACTAGAAGGGCATTTTTACGATATGTCTCTAGTCAATGACTTTGACGTATGGAATAATAACATTGACGAGTACCAGCGCGCGCAGTATCTATGGAATGAAGACAAGCGGACAGAAAACGTCAGTTTTGACAAAATTTTCTGTACGGCGCAACAAATTAACCAGAATTTACATAAAGAGTACACAATAAACAAAGGCGCATATAAAACAGATGACAGTTTTGACAATGACTATATTATACTATGAAAAAAACAACTAAAAAGCCGACTAACAACCCTGGGTTAAAATTCATTAACCTAAATACCTATACGTCGCCAGAAATAATAGAAGACAAAAACCAAAGCTGGGTATCGTATGGCGCAGACAATGACTACTACGGCTACCTTAATGACCTTTTTAACGGCTCGCCAACAAATTCGGCAGCTATAAACGGTATCGCGCAACTTATAGCTGGGCGCGGCGTAGACGCTTTAGACAGCGACAAAAACCCAAACGGCTATGCTGTAATGAAAAAGCTATTTAAAGACGACTGTTTGCACAAATTAGCTATAGACCTTAAACTATTCGGACAGGCAAGCGTCCAGGTAATTTATAACGAAGAGCGCACGCAGATAGTACAAGTCGAGCATTTTCCTATTGAAACAATAAGACCAGAGCGCTGTAATGAAGACGGCGAAATTGAGGCTTACTACTACGCTAGCGACTGGACAGAGGTAAAAGGTAAAACCGACTTAAAGCGTATACCAGCTTTCGGCATGTCTAGCGACAGTTTAGAAATTATGTGTATTAAACCTTATAAGCCTGGTTTCGTGTATTTTTCGCCGCCAGACTACCAGGGGGGCTGTCAGTATATTGAAATGGAAACCGAAATTTCAAATTTTCACTTAAACTCGCTACTCAATGGCATGTCGCCTAGCTTACTTATGAATATGAATAGCGGTATACCAGACGAAGACACGCAGCGCGAAATTGAGCAAAAAATTTACCAGAAATATACTGGCACGTCAAACAGCGGTAGAATAATTTTAGCATTTAACAATGGCGCAGAAGAGCAAGCAACTATCGAAACTGTACAGCTGTCAGACGCGCACCAACAATATGAATTTCTTAGTCGAGAGAGCGGCGCGAAAATTTTGGTTAGCCATAGAATTACAAGTCCATTGTTGCTGGGAATAAAAAGCGACGGCAACGGGTTTTCGTCAAACGCTGACGAGCTAAAAAACAGCTCAATTNTATTTGACAATACAGTAATAAAACCGTTTCAAGACTTAATACTAAAAGCCTTTGACGCTATACTAGCATTTAACGACGTTAGTTTAAAGCTATACATTAAAACACTACAGCCGCTAGAGTTTGTAGACTTAGAAAACGCTAAAACAAGCGAAGAGGTAGAAGAGCAAACAGGGCAAAAACTGTCTCTAGCTGCAATAGAAATTGACGGTAAAGTAGCATACAGCACACTAGAAGAGGCAGAGGCAGCGGCAAAAGAAATAGGCTGTAGCGGACACCATACGCACGAGCAAGACGGTAAAACTTACTACATGCCTTGCGAAACGCACGACTTTAAAGCGCCTTGCTGGGACGGTTACGAGCAAATAGGTACAAAAATTAAAGACGGTCAAGAAGTACCAAACTGCGTACCAATGTCGGCAGCTGACGAAATGCGCGAAAAACTTTACGACAACCTTATGCAGCTAGGCGAAGACGAAGACCTGGACAACTGGGAATTAATTGACGCTAGACCAGCAAACGAATACGACAAAGACATACACAATGCTTTAAACCTAGCTAGCGTAGTGCGAAGTACTCCAAGCAAAAAAAGCGACCAAGACACGTTAATTTTAAAGGTACGCTATGCATATATGGGCAACAACAACCCCCAGCGCGACTTTTGCCGTAAAATGTGGAATGCTGGAAAAATATACCGAGTAGAAGACTTAGACAGCGACAACCCAAATTACAACGGAAACGCAGACGGCGTAAACCCAGGCTTAGGCATCAAAGGTGCGGACAATTACAATATATTTTTATACAAGGGCGGCGCTAACTGCCGCCATTACTTCGAGCGTAGGGTTTATTTAAAGAAAAACAACAAAAAAATTACGGTAACAGAGGCTATACGGAAAATTAACGAGCTTGATCCTAGCTTACGCAGCGAGGCGCGAATTGTTAAAAACCCAAAAGAGGTAGCTACGTACCCAGCAAATATGCCAGACAACGGTTATTACAGATAAAATTATGGCTACAGCATTATTTATAAATAGAACAGACTTAGTTAAAAACACTATAATAAACGGAAACGTAGATACCGACCTATTTTTGCAGTCGGTCAAGCTCGCACAACAGACGCATATTTTACAATACTGCGGCTCGGCATTATACGACCAAATTAGCGACAAAATTATTGCTAGTCAAGCATCTACGCCAGTACCAATAGACGCTGACACGCAAGCGCTACTTAATGACTATTTGCAGCCTATGCTTATACACTTTAGTATGGTAGACTATCTGCCTTTTTGCTCGTATTCTATTAAAAATGGCGGTCTATTTAAGACAACAAGCGAGACAGGCGCAAACGTAAGCAAAGAAGAGGTAGACTATTTGGTACAAAAGCATCGCAGTAGCGCAGAATTTTATACCAGGCGCTTTATTGACTATATGAGTTTTCATGCGTCGAGCAAGTTTCCTAAGTATTACGAAAATAACAACGAGCAAATGCAGCCAGAAAAAAGCGCGGCATTTACAGGCTGGGTATTATGAAAAAACAGTATAAGATAAAAACAATAAACGTAAAAAAGCTAGTAAGCTACTTACGTAAGCAAAATAAAGAAAATGGCAAATACAATAAACTGGGGTAGCATTTACTGTCCTATGCTGACTTATGAAAGCTGGGGCGACCTACAAAACTTAAAAAGTATACAAAACGTTGCTGCGCCAGACTGTTTGGTCGACCAGGTAGCTTGCGGTGCATCTAGCAGCTTTAGCGGTGGACAGCAATTTCCTACTTATCTAAACGTAAGCCTAGGTACATCAACTGGTACTGTTACGCTAGACTTTAACGCGTTTAGTGTACCAGACAAATTCGAGGTTTGGTTTGACGGTAATAAAGTCATTGATACTGGTTATAGAGGTGCTACAACGCAACAAGCTAGTTTAGACGCAGCTTTAGCTCAAAAAGGTTTACCTAGTGAAACAATTACATCGCCTGGAAACGGCTCTGTAACATTTAATAAAACAACTAGCACACAAACGGCACAAATTAGAGTTTACGCGCCTTTGTCTGGTACAGCCTGGGACGTAGAATTGAGCTGTCCAGTATAAAAAAAATAAAAAAAAGATATGAGTACATTAACAAATAAGAAAATTAGCGATACTTACAAAGGGTTATTAAAAACCGCTGACGAAAGTACACTATCGGAAACACCAAAAGCCATAACTGACGGCGACGGCAATAATTCTGGCGTACTTTTAGACAATGGCGGAAACTTAAAAGTCAATAACGTAGTAGAGTTTGGCAGCCTAAAAGATGCTGCCGAAGACATTACTATTGAAAAATTTGTAGACGAGGCAGACGGCATAGCTAGCAACGACAACGATACGAGCTTGCCAACTAGCGCAGCTGTAAAAGACTATGTAGACACTAAAATTACAGCCGAAGACTTAGACTTTAGCGGAAACAGCGGTACAGGCGACGTAGACCTTGACAGCGAAGTTTTTGCTATTACAGGATCAAACGGAATATTGACAACCGCTTTAGACAATACGCTAGACATTGACGGTGGTACATTACAAACGGCTATAAACACAAATGCAGCGGACATTACAACTAACGCTACAAACATTTCGCAAAACGATACTGACATAGCTACAAATGCCTCAAACATTTCTACTAACGCGTCAAATATCGCCAGTAACGATACCGACATAGCAAGCAACGCAGCAAACATCGCGACTAACGTTACCGACATATCTACAAACCAAAGTAACATAACAACTAACGCGACTAACATAGCGGTTAACACAACTGACATAGCTAGCAACGCGGCTGACATAGCTAGTAACGATACCGACATTTCAAATTTGCAGACAAGCGTTTCAACAAACACTACGGATATTGCTAGTAATACGTCTGACATCTTAACAAATTCTACTGCAATTTCAACTAACGCTAGCGGCATATCTACTAACGCAGCTGCAATATCTACAAACGCTACTGACATAGCAACTAACTCGTCAAACATTACGACGAATGCGGCGAATATAGCTACCAATACGACTAACATCGCAACTAACACGTCAGATATTGCTACAAACGTAACAGACATAGCGACCAATGCTAACAATATCAATAGCAACGACACTGATATTGCGACAAATGCTAGTAACATTACAAGCAACGCAACAAATATATCAACGAATGCAGCAAACATAACCAGCAACGATACTGACATCGCTACAAACGCTGCAAATATCGCTACAAACACGTCTGACATTTCGACAAATGCGACAAACATAGCTAGTAATGATAGTGATATAAGTACATTACAGACCGACGTAAACACCAATACAACTAATATAGCTACAAATGCTACAAATATCGCGTCAAACGATACTGACATAGCAAATAATGCTACAGATATTAACAACAACACAACGGCTATTACTGGCAAAGTTTCTAAGTCTGGCGATACAATGACTGGCGTATTAAATATGGGCAGTAATAAAATTACAAATTTACTAAACCCAACTGACGCACAAGACGCAGCAACAAAAGCCTATGTCGATGCCTCTGGCGGCGGTGGTGGTACGTCTATTGTAGTAGGTACTGCAAACGAGGTCGACGTTAGTGTTTTAGCTAACACGTATACAGTTTCTTTGCCAGGACAAATAACAACTAACATGCTAGGTAATGTTACTGGTAATTTAAATGGCGACGTAACTGGTAACTTATTTGGTAATGTCCATGGCGGAGACGTTTATGGCTCTAGAATGATAGTACGACCACCTTTTACAGCACCAATACCACCCATACAAAACGCTAGACTTTCAGTACAAAGCGATGCGTCAGTAGGTATAGGCTATAATAATGTAAACCCTAATGTAGCTACAGAGGCTATGGTTTTTCAAAATGGGGGTACGCAAGTCGGCTCTATTGTAGTCTCTGGCAGCTCAACTGCCTATAACACTTCATCTGACTATAGGCTAAAAGAAAACGTTATAGAAATGACTAGCGCAATAGAGCGACTTAATGAATTAAAACCTAAAAGGTTTAACTTTATAAACAACCCAGACATTACACTTGACGGCTTTTTAGCGCACGAAGTACAAAACGTAATACCAGAGGCTGTTGACGGTGAAAAAGACGAAATGCAAGAGTTTGAGGAATTAGAACTTGACGAAAACAACGAGGTTGTAGAAGAGCCAATAGTTACTACTCAACCAAAATACCAAAGTATAGACCAAAGCAAAATAGTGCCTTTGTTGGTCGGCGCTTTACAAGAGTTAGTAAGTCAAGTAAACGACCTTAAAAAGCAAATTAACAGTTAATTAAAATGGACACAACAAGTTTGAAAATATATAGCTTTAACCTTTCGGCGATGACTGTAAGCTCGTTGAATATACTAGAAGACAGTTTGAAAATTTTACTATTAATAGTTACCATAGGCTATACAGTACAGAAATGGTACGAAATGCGCAAAAAAAAATAAATGACTAGAGACAAAGACTTTAGAGGTTATCTAGGTGCTGGAATTATATTTTTTCTAGTAATGGGTTTGCTATTGTTTTTGGCTTTTTATGAAATACCAGAAACCAACAACGACATTTTTAAGGTTATCGTCGGCATGCTGGTAGGATCATTAACAGTCGTTATTTATACTTTTATAGGTAAAAACCCAGAAGAGGTTGCTGAATTGCAAGCTAGAAGTCAAAGCCTGGAAACAAAAGTATCGCAGCTAGTAAAAGAAAAAGACAATGTAGAATTTATGCTGCGCAGCCTACAAAGCGACGTAATAAACAAACTGTCTGTAACAGGGCAAAATTTTCAATATAAACAAAATGATAAAAGCATTAAGAAAACTAGCTAACTGGCTACAGGATAAAAAATGCAAACTGCATTTCTGGTGGAATAAAACCCTAGACAGCCTAAAATTAAATTGTAAGTGCGGAAAATTAACAAAATAATTATTCATTGTACGGCAACCCCAGAGGGTAGAGACGTTAGTATTGATGAGGTGCGCCGCTGGCACGTTGAAGAGCGAGGCTGGCGAGACGTAGGCTACCATTTTTTAGTACGCTTAGACGGTACAGTCGAAGAGGGTAGACCAATAGAAATGACAGGCGCGCATACGCGCTCGCACAACTGGGACAGCATAGGCATAGCTTATTCTGGCGGTACTGGCAAAAATGGCGAATGGCTAGACACTAGGACAGACGCGCAAAAAGACGCTTTAGTAGACTTAATATGTCAACTGCATGACTGTTACGGCGGTACGGTTTATGGACATAGAGACTTTAGCGAAAAAGCCTGTCCAAGTTTTGACGCGAAAACTGAATACGAAAACATAAGCAACCGTTTCTAATGGCATATAGTTTCAGTATAATATCGTTGTTTCCTAGCGGCATGCTTTTAGGCTGGTCGTACTACCCAAGAGACGTAGAAAATAATTACAGCGAAGTAAACCTATACTTATTTTTGATCCAGCTACAATATCGCTGGGCAGATACTACAATATGAAAAAAGCAATATCTAGTTACATACAGAAAACTCGAAAAAAACGTCCAGGCGTACACTCAAAAAACGCTAGCAAAGGTCAAAGCGGTTATAAACAAAAATATAGAGGGCAAGGAAAATGAAAAAAATAATAGACTGGTTTTCTACAGGCGTTATAGGCGAAATAAATAAAGTAATAGATAACCTATTTACTAGCGACGAAGAGCGAATGCAAGCTAAAAACGAAATGCTTAAAGTATTAAAAGAGCAACAGCTAGAGCTACAAAAACTACAGACTGAAATAATACTAGCAGAGGCAAACGGAAACTGGCTACAACGCAGCTGGCGTCCTATACTGATGCTGGCGTTTGGTTTTATAGTTATTTATGTAAAGTTTATAGCACCTGTATTTACTTTACCAATACCGCCGCTAGAAAACGAGTTTTGGAATTTATTACAAATAGGCATAGGCGGCTATGTAATAGGGCGTACAGGCGAGAAAATAGCAAAAGAATACGCTAGCACCAAAAAGTAATTTAATGCGCTTAAAAGCGCTTATACTAGTATATACAAATAGACTAGTATATAGTAGTATATTTATATAGTAGTCTAGTATATGCTAGTAGTCTAGTATATAGTAGTAAAAAATATATATATTTTGCCAAACGGCAAATTTTTTTTTGAGTTTTATTTTTATTATTTAATTTTTACATTTACACTTATGGAATTACAAGACAGAGTTTTAAAAATTGTAGGTTACAAAACCTGGACCGACAAAAAAAAGGTTAACGCTTTACTAGAAATTGATGCTAACGCTTATACCAACCTAGGTACTGACAGCACCAAAACCGAGCGCGAGCAAACCAGACGCGACAGTCGTTTTATTTATAGAGCTATAAAAAGCATAGACGACGACCTAGGACGTAAACTACTAGTTAACCAATGCTAGATGCGAGGCAAGCCAACTGTAAGTAAATTAAAAAAGAAACTAGACGCTATTTTTAGTAAGTATGTACGACTAAGTAATGCCGACAAAAACGGCTACGTCAAATGTTACACGTGCGGCGTAAAAAAATACTGGGAAAAAGACGGCATGCAAGCTGGTCATTTTATGTCTAGAAAACATACGTCTACTCGTTTCGACGAGCAAAACGTCAAACCTCAATGCTACAGCTGCAACTGCCATTTTTACGGCAGACAGTTTGTATTTGGTAAAAACCTAGACAAAGAGTTTGGCAAGGGTACAGCTGACGCATTACTGCAAAAAAGTAGACAAACGCAGAAAAATACAGTAATTGACTTGCAAGAGCTTATAGAATTATACTCGAATAAATTAGATAACCTAGTTAAAAAGTAATATATTTGTCCAGTATTATTCTGATACAATTCTATTATATCGTAGGCAAGAGGCAGTTTTTTTAGGCTGCCTTTTGTTTTTTATCAACAATTTTTTTAAATTGCAGAATAATTACGATAAAATGGAAAAAAACATAGAATACCTAGAGGCGCGAATAAAAGCTCTGGAAAACGAGCTAGCGCGGATCAAAAGCAAAAACGAATTTCTAAACGCCAAAGTTGAAATGCTGGAAACAGCGGTCAATGAGGCGTATTTATTTATATAACCCTTAAAACCCTTAAAAATGAAAACAGGTAAAATAACCCATATTGACGAAAACGGTCAATGGAATGGTTTAACTAAGTACAAAGTAACGTTTGCAGACGGCAACCAGTATACTTTTTTCGCCAAAGGCGAGTTTAAGTTTACAGTCGGTCAGACAATACAGTACGAGGTTACAAACGAAGAGTATCGGAATGCTAAAATACCGCTAGAGGCTTACAAAAAAGACAGCGGCGCAAACGATGCACCAAAGGCTAGCTATAGCACGACAAGCAAAGACACGCTAATTATACGCCAGACTTGTATAAAAGCCTCTGCCGAGTTTAACGCGCAACGTACCGCAGATATAGCTACAGTAATTCAAGACGCGGAAACAATGTTTAACTGGATAACACAATAGAAATGAATAATAAATACGAAAGCGAGTTTGTAAATAGTTTTGTAGTAAAAGACGAGCCAAAGTTTGACTGGATAGCGGCAAAGCTGCATATCAAAGCGACAGAGTTTGTAGACTTTTTAAGAAAACATAAAGAGCATATAAACGAAAATAACGGCTTTATGTCAATAGACATTTTGCGAGCGCAAAAAGACCGTACTAAAATGTACGCCAAGTTTACTAAAATAAACAAACAGGCTTTAAAAAGCGACACGCAAAAAGTAGAGACGTCAGAGTTTATGCCAGACCGAGTAGCGGCAGACAACAAAGAAGACCTACCGTTTTAGTAGGTAATTTTTGAATTATATATAAGGTAGTAGAAATGCTACCTTTTTTTTATCTTCAACCAAAAAAATACGATATGCTAGTAGACTACAACAAACAAATTCAAACACTCAACGACCTAAGGACAGGAAAACACAAACAAGGCTTACAACTAGGAATACCAGAAATAGACGAGTATTTTGTAATGAAACCGCAAGACTTTGGCATTTGGCTAGGGCATGCGAACGTAGGTAAAACCAGCCTTACTATTTACTTAATGCTTTTGTATGCTATAAAGCACGACCAAAAGTTTTTAATTTACTCGTCAGAAAACGAGCCTTATGAGCTTATACAGCGACTTTTAGAATTTACACTAGAGCAACCGATAAACAGAATTATACCAGACGACTTTAACCAAGGTATAGCCTGGATAAAAAAACACTTTCAATTTATAGACAACTCAAAGCTATACACGTACAAAGAGCTACTAGCCGAGGCAGAAAAACATCGCACCGTATTTAAGTACAACGGTTTCCTTATAGATCCATACAATAGTCTGGCTAAAGACAAGGAAATGCTAAAAGGTTTGGGCGTACACGAATACGACTACGAGGCAACGACAGACATAAGGCTATTTTGTAAAAAGCATAAAATTACAGTCTGGCTATGTACGCACGCAAACACCGAGGCAATACGGCAAGTGTATAGAGACGGTATATACCAAGGCTACCCAAAAGTACCAGAAAGCAGCTCTATTGAAGGTGGCGGAAAATTCGTCAACCGTAGCGACTTTTTTGCCGTTTGCCACCGTTTTATCCAGCACCCTGTCGAGTTTATGAATAGCCAGCTGCATATAAAAAAGGTAAAAAGCATTTCGTCTGGTGGGCGTTGCACCAGCCTAGACAACCCAATTTTAATGAAAGCAATTACCAACAATGTAGGGTACGCTATCAACAATGAAAGCCTGGTAAAAAAACTTAAACTAGAGCGCGCACCGTTTTAGGGTGCTACATTTTGTCGTACCTTTTTATTTATATATGAAATGCGTACTAACAGAAATTTACAAAAGTCATAAAATTTGGCTTGAAATTGTACGGAGTTTTAGCGTCAATGCTGACACCGCAGAGGACGTCGTTTCTGAAATGTATGTCAACGTACAAAAACACGTACAGGAAAAAGGCGCAGACATATACTACAACGATAACCAAATAAACTACTACTTTATTTATATATGCCTACGCAACCTAGTCTACGACTTAAAGCGTAAAGAGAAAAAAGTAAGCTATACTCAAATTACAGAAAACATCAAAAGCCAGTCAAACAACGACTACATAGAGGTTGCAGATGCTTACGACAAACTTAGAGCTATTGTAAAATGGTACGAAAAACCAGAGTACTTAAATATGCTCGAAAATGAAACTTACCTAGAAGACTTTACTAGCGACAAAATGCACCTCTATTACTTACGCAGAATTTTTAAAGAGGTTTACCTGGACGGCAAAAAATTAGCCAAGTTTAGCCGCGAAACAAAAATAACCTACTGGTCGCTACGCAATACACTAAAAACAATTAAAAGACAAATAGAAAATGAATATAAAAATAGGTACGATACTAGAGACGATATTTAAGTATACAGGCGTCAAATGGCTAGTTAAAAAAATTGTAATTGACTTGCTAGGCTACAAGAGCTGCGGCTGCGAAGACCGACGCGACAAGCTAAACTCATTAACATTTAAAAGAAATGACTAAAGAAGACTATAAATACTGGACAGAGTTTCGAGCGAAAAAGACTAGCAAGCTATCGCGCGAAGAGTTTAAAACAATATGCGAAATGCACGCCAGACTAAAAAAGCATGGCTACTTTGAGCCTTGCACGTGCAACCCAAAAGGGGCGCAACGTTTTATAGATGACTTAAACAAACTATACAATGAGCATAGAAATAACTCGTAATTTAGAAAAAGCCGTAGTAACAATTTTAAATTTTGATGACTGGCAGCTAGAATGGACAGGCGACACAAATAGCCTCTACGATGCAGAGGGTTTGACGCCAGAAAAAAACGGCAAGCGCACGCGTTGCGTTATCGAAATGAAATTCAGAAACAAATACTACGAAAAAAAGCTAATTGAAAAAAGCAAATACGACGAGCTTATGGCTTTAGACGACGAAATTATTAAGCTGTATTTTGTTAATGATCCACGCGGCAATTACCTATTCTGGTTAAACGGTATAAATATGCCAGAGCCAGAAACTAAAGACATGCGAAAAACAACTCTATGGAATAATGGACACCAGGAAAAATTAATATACCTACTGCCAGAAAACAAAGCTAGTATAGTAAACGTAAACCAGCCAGAGCGTCCGCAAAAGAGCATCTGGGACGAATACTTTAAGAAAAAGAAAAAATAATTTTTTAACAATAGGCGCTAAGTATTAACATTTTTTTACTAAATTGAGCCTATGAAAAATAAAGATATAATAGAAGAGCTTGAAAACAATGTCCTAGACGTAGAAGAGTTTGCGTACTATGGCGAGTTTGAGCTAGCCAGCAAATTACTTATTGCCTGGAAAAATAAAGCCGAAGAGGCGCAAAGCACAAAAACACTAGCCGAGCTAAAAAAATGCGCAAACGCTCTAGCACGTATAGGAATTTATGTAAACCAAATGCAAGCTAGACAGCGCGCGTTTAATGTACAGCTAGGTAGGTTTCGTATGGCGAAACTAAAAGCCGAGGCAGAAACTAAAAAAGCGAAACAAGAGCTAGAAGACTATAAAATAGAATTATGAATAAATATCATTTTACTTATATATCAATGCTATTAATTTTGCTAACCCTTATAATTGCGAGTATATGCCAAAGTTAAAAAGCAAGCTACATAAAGAGCTAAACGAAATACAATGCAGCTTAGGGCGTACAAAATTTAAGGGCGACGTAGGCGACAAACTAAAAGCCGCATTTCAAAAGCGCAAAAACGAAATAATAGAAATACTTAAAACATTATGAGAAACTACAAAATAGAATATATGTATCTAGCCTATGGCGGTCAAGACCTAGAGGGTTACGAGTTTGACGACGTACACGTCGACGCCATAAGTCCAAAACAAGCTATAGCAAAAGCAAAACTACTAGCACCGCCAGGCGCTAAAAAATTCACTATAACAAATTAATACGATGACAGACCAAATTACACTACTAGACGGAAACGTCTACGACAAAGACCAGCTACTCGCCAAAATGCAAGACGACAGCTTTTATTACGGCGAGCTTTCAAAACTGGCATTAAGCAGCTCTAGCCTAAAGCTATTGCTCGAAAGTCCAAAGACATACTACTACGTCAATAAGTATGGACAAAACGAAACGACAGCCGCGCTGCGCAGCGGACATCTTTTTCATTTAGCCATTTTAGAGCCAGAAAAATACGACACGATCAAATTCGTTGAAGTCCAAAGCCGAAACGCAAAAGCATTTAAAGAGGCAGCTGCCGAGTATGGCGAAGTCTTTACAGCAAAAGAGCGCGACGACAACAACAGGCTTATAGATGCGTTTTTCAAAAACCCTAAAGCCATTGAGTTAATAGGCAACAGCAAAACCGAAGTACCAGCAATAGGCAACGTACTAGATACTGGGTTTCCGTTTAGAGGCAAGGCAGACGTATTAAAAAATAGCGGTGGCATAGTAGACATAAAAACTACGCAAGATGTACAGAATTTTGACAAGTCGGCATTTAAGTATAAATATCATTTACAGGCTGCCATATATATAGACCTATTTAGCACGCCAGAAAAACCGCTTACGCATGAAGACTTTACGTTTCTATGCATTTCAAAAAACACTCTTGACATAGGCGTCTGGAAATGTAGCGAGGCGTTTATTGAATACGGACGCCAGGAATTACGCAAAGGCGTAGAGCTGTACAAAACCTACATACGCGAAGACTTTGACATAAACGACTATACAATTCAAGGTACGCTATAATGGAATACAGCAACAGTTTCGAGTACGACCTAAAAGTCGGTCAAGTCAAAGAGCGCGAGCTAGCCGACATACTAGAAAACAAAACTGTAGAGGTTAAAAAATGTACCGACGCTTTTAGTAGTATTTTTATTGAATATGAAAGCCGAGGCAAACCGTCTGGCATAAGCACCAGCAAAGCCGACTACTATTGCATAGTTTTAAATAAGTCTTTTGTAATTATAGAAACCGAAAAACTTAAAAAATTATGTAAGCCGTACTTTAAGACAAAGCGAGAAATACTGGGCGGCGACAACAATACGTCCAAAGGAATAAAATTACCAATAAGAGACATATATTTATGAAAACAAAAAAGCTAGTTATTTGCCAGACCATTTAAAAAACAAATAATGAGACAAAAAAAACTAACCCAGCAGAAACGCATCGAAACCTTAGAGCGAGTAGTAGCGCAGCTGTACGTAAAAATTGAAACATTACACAACCTAGTAAAAAAACTAACTCATGAGCCAGATAAAAAAGATAGCTAACCTAGTAATAAATTATACAGGCGTTGACATATACAGCAAACGCCGAACACAAGACATCGTAGACGCCAGGGCGTTATTCGAGTATATAATGCGCGAAGACTACAAAGTTACTTACGCGACGCTTACGGATCATTACCGCAAAAACGGCAAAAAACGAAAGCACGACGTAATGATATACAGCGTTAAAAACTTTGAAAACGAAATACGGCATAGGCGTAAAGACTTAAACGAATATTACCAAAACATACTAAAGACAGAAATAACAGTACGCCAGTACCAAAACGCATATAGCTTAATAAGCCAACTTAAAAACCAAAAACAAATGCGTAAATTTCGTCAGTATATGACAGAGTTATTAAGCGAGCCAGCCAAAAACTAGAAAACCAACGTTATATAGTTATGGTACGAGACACAAAAGACAGTAAAAAAAAGATGCTAGAGGCTCTGGAGTACAACCTAGGCATCGTTTCTACGAGCTGCGCAAGCGCTGACGTAAGTAGGGCAACTCACTACCGATGGCTAAAAGAAGACGAAGACTATAAGCAATATGTCCTGGACATACAGGAAAGCGCTATAGACTTTGTGGAAAGCAAGCTCTACGAAAAAATAAAAGACAAAGACACCGCTAGCATTATTTTCTATTTAAAGAGTAAGGCAAAACATCGAGGCTACGTAGAGCGCCAACAGCTAGAGGTGCAAGAGGCAAAAGAGTTTACAGTAAAAGTAATTGAGTAATGGCAGATATAACAAAATGCGAGGGTACAGGCTGCATAATTAAAAACGACTGTTATAGGTATACTGCCAAAGACAGTTTACGCCAGGCGTATTTTGAAAAACCGCCGCTAGAGACCAGCCGACAGCACGACGGTATTACGTGCGAATACTACTGGCAAAACAAATAGTTTGCAAATAGAAACAAACATAGTCTGGAAACACCTAGAGCATACAGACAAAAAAATTGTCATTATGCAAGGGGGTACGCGGTCTGGCAAAACCTACAATACTTTGCTCTGGCTTATATTTTCCTATTGCCAAAAGTACAGCAATAAGACTATCACTATTTTTAGGGCAACCTACCCAGCCTTACGCGCAACCGTTATGCGCGACTTTTTCGACATACTAAATAAGTACGACCTCTACAACGAGGCAAACCATAATAAGAGCAACAGCGAGTACAGGCTGAACGGAAACCTATTTGAATTTGTAAGCATAGACCAGGCGTCTAGGTTGAAAGGTCGCAAGCGTAACATCGCATTTCTAAACGAGGCAAACGAATTTAGCTACAGCTCTTACAGTCAAGTTTTGTTTCGTACAGTAGGTACGCCAGGCGCGCCGTCNATAATACTAGACTACAACCCCAGCGACGAGTACAGCTACATATACACAAAAATAAAAACACGCGACGACGCAGCGTTTCATATCACTACATACAAAGACAACAAATTTTTAGAGCAAAGCCTAGTAGACGAAATAGAACGTCTAAAAGAAACTGACGAAGACTACTGGCGCGTATATGGTCTAGGGCAAGTCGGACGAAACCGAGCAACCGTTTTC